TTGCACGGTGTTGGTCATATCCTTAAACCGGTTCGCTCCGGTAATCGTCAAATCGCCCGCGCCGCCCTGGTTCAATATCGGATAACTAAACCCGCCGCCAGCAAACGTCTTAGCGCTCGCGCTCGTCATGCTAATTGTGCCAACGCCGCTGGTCGTGAAGTTGCTACCTGATACAGTCCATGCGCCCAAGTCAACGATTGAGCCGCTATTGAAGCTGATATTACGAGCCACCGCACCGGTTGAACTGTAAGCGCCAACGGTTAGGGTTTTGCCGTTTAGGTCTATTGCGCCTACGGTATGCGTAAATGTTCGCGTTGAACCCATTGTGAGTGCGTCAGCTAGTTGCAGGGTGCTCGAATCAACTTTTGAAATTGGGAAATCTAATGTTTTGCCGTTAGTTGTTATGGTTTGTGTTCCTGCGCTAACTGAGCCGACTATACGCCATGCGGTTGCTCCCGCACCTATCGTCATCCCAGTTGAAAAAATAACGCTACCATATAACGCGACTTCGGTATTCGGGAATGAACCAGCAAATCCTGTAAAGTCCAAGTCTTTTACGAATGTTGTGCTTTGGATATTTATAATGTCTGTGCCAGCGGTAATTTTAATTTTTGGTGAGTTTGCATTTGTACCAGAGCTTGAATTGTATCCATGCCGGATATTGCGAGTTCCAACGGAACCTGAATAATTAAATTCAATAATACCTGAGCCTGTATAACTGTAATTAGTAGCTGTTGCGGTGTCCCAAATAGTAGCGTTATTCCCTGTAACTACGATTTTATTAGCGCCAAACGCAATCGACCGAGTGTTGCTATTGCTTGAGCTAAACGTCAAAGCCGTCAAATCAAACCCATTCAGAGCAACCGTACCGCTAGTCAGCGTAAATGCACCTGACGTGATTAACGCATCGGCGAGTTGGAGTGTGCCTGTTGCGTTGTTTATTGTTAGAGGCTGGGTAAAAGTTCTACCTGCGCTTGTAATTTGCTGTGTAGCGCCTTGCCCTGAAAATGTCGTTACCCCAGTGCCGGATACTGTCAATCCTGAATGGAAGGTAATATTTTTATAGAGGTTGATTGCTACAAAATCCAACCCCATCGGTAACGTTCTGCCGCTTGTATTTATGCCGCCAATGTTCCAGTTCCAGCCAATGTAAACAATAACCCCTGAATTAAGCCCCGTGTCCTCAAATACAACACTGTCCTGTGCCAATGGAAAGTTACTTGCACTTACAGCACCTCCGCTAGATAACGCCCATGCTGTGCTTGAAAAATTGCCGCCGCCTACCAAATTCCAGTAAACGTTCTTACCCGCCGCAAACGTGATATTGCTATTGCCCAAGCAATTACCCAAGCGAGTGCCTGCCCAAGTGCCGGACGCGCCAGCCGCTACAATGTCGCGGAAATCCACATCAGCCAGTGTTGCAATTGCGTTAGCTGTAATCGTGCGTGGCGTGCCCACTACATCGCTAAATACAAACATGCGGCGTATCGCTGTGTTTGCCGTGCCTAGGGTTAGCGTGCCATTTATGGTTTGGTTTGCTGAGATTGATATATTGCGAATACCTGTTGCGGCAAGGCTGGTGAACGTTAGATTGTTAAATGTATTTGCGCCGGTGATTGTTGCTGTGCCAGCGGCGGTACTTGTGAATGATACGTTATAGAATGTTAGGCCGCCGCCATTAAACGTTGGGGTAGCCGCCAACCCAATTATTGTAGATGTTCCTGAATCAAAAGTTAGATTTGTTTTATTTGTAAAATCAACAAGCCCTCCAACACTTAATGTTACTGTAGAAGTCCCCAAATAAAAAGCACGAACAGTACTATATGAACTAAAAATATTCGCAGCAGTAACATTAAAATTATTAGTTCTAAAAGTGCCTGCAAAAAGATTTACACCGCCAACTGTAATTGCGCTTCCTAGTGTCCATTCACCGCCTGAACCAGATAAAACCAAAGCCCCGCTAGTTAATTGAACTCCATTTGTTGTAATTATTTTCCCTGTAGATGTAGCGGCAAACGTTATATCCCCTGTATAAGTCCGCGTAAAATTCGTAGCCGGAAACGTTAACGACCCATAAACAGACCAAGCCGCACTACCCGCCAGCGTCATCGTAAAATCAAGACTGCCCGCCGTAATGTCACGGCATACCGCGCCAGTGCCTACCGTAACCGTAAAGATTGCGCCCGCATCACTCGCCGCATCGAACACCACGTCATCAGCCGAAGTTGGCGCACTAGCCCCGCCAGCTCCACCGCTAGTGGCTGACCAATTGGTTGTAGTTGTAGCGTCCCACGTACCCGTACCGCCGACCCAATATCTAGTTGCCATTACAGATTCCTAAGATTACGCGCCATTAAAAACCCGTACATAACGGTTATAACAATAAGCAACGGCAACAGTACAAAGCCCAAATGATAGCCAACGTAAGCCGCTAATATGGTTTTGCACGCTAGGTAAAAGTCCACGCCTAAGTGCTTCATCCAAAAGCGACCTATCGGGTTTGCCTCAGTGCCTCCAGCCTTCAAAATGGTGCGCGTTGTGTACCAATCAACTACGTTAAACGCGGTTAGTAGTAGCGTGAAAAACACAACAATCGTTTGCTCGCTAAACATTTGGCACCTCCTCAACGGGATGAGTGGTCACTACCGCATACCAGTTATCAAAACGTTGCTGTTTGATTGCGTCAATTTCAATTTCATCTAAGCCGTGGTCGTCAGGCAAAATAATGGCGTCTTTCAACGTATATCCATTCTGCTGAATTTCAAAATCTATCGTCACCACTTACAGCTCCTTAAAGTGCAAAAATACCGCTGACGTGCCATCTAATCTGAATGCCGCCGCCATTAGGTGTAATCGGTAATCCTGTAACGCCAGTATCGATAAACGCTACCAAAGGACTTGTTGCGGAACTGCCAGTATCGATATAAATAACAATTGCCTCTGCACTGTCCCCGGTTACGGTATGAAAAGTAACGTTGTCACCATCAAATACTCCATTTATAAATGTCTTATTAAGTATTTTTTGAGGCGTTCCAATAACTCCGCTCAATTCTGAATAAAACTGATGTGCTGATGAATAGGTATAAGAGCCGGTATCAATTAATGCGGCTTTAACTACACCGCTGTTTAAATCATTATTTGCGGTGAATTTTTCAATCTGCTCTTTCCATTTTGGATAAAGTGCGTTTGACATAATTAATCCTTAGTTACTTTCATTGCACTTCAACCTTTGCACTTATTGCCCAGTTCATACCAGGCAATACCTGGTATTGATATTTACCTGAAACAAAACGCACCTCGTATTCAATAAGCCCATTACCTATATCAAGGTGCATCAGAAACCAATCTGTTCCCATATGCAGATCCGTTTCCCAAAAGGCTTTGAAGATTGCCATTTCCGCTGCCTTGAATTTCCAAAGCAGATTCAATTCATCAGGAGAGTTGGTAAAGCGCAGGCGCTGTCTGGCAGGACCACCATCAAAGTCAGTGCGTAAAACATTGGCACCAACCTCACCTTGATAACCTGATAAAGTTGGAGCAGGTAATGTGACTGGAAAATTAGCCATTAATAAGCCCCCGCTGCTCTACCAAGACCATACTGGCGTTCAAGGACTGGAGCCAAACCACGGCCCTTGCCAATATTGCGGCCTATCATGCCTTCAATCTTTTCAACCATGATGTCCAAGGTAAGATTTCCACTCCCATCCTGGCTTTGATTAACTTGACCACCATTGCCTGGTGATTCAATCAGATTAACAGTCACATTTGTTCCGGTAGATACACCTTCAGCACTAACTCCTAATTTTCCATCTCTACCGCGCTTAAGCGGGAATATACCTTCAGCACCAGCCTCCCCCATCAAGCCAGTACCTTTTGCAAATGGGAATAAAGTAGGAGTGCTGACAACAGTTCCAGAATATTTTGAAATCCCGGAGCCTGAATATGTACCGCCATCTGCATTTGGAGTAAGGAAACTAAACATTTTCCCAAAATCGATACTGTCAAATGCTTTCATTAATGGGTCAGTAATGGCGCGGCGGGTTGCCATGCGGATTAAATCCTGCTCTAAACCCTTCAATACATCACCAAGGTTTTTACCCTCAACAATTGCATCTTCAAGACCGGATTTAAATGTCAGTCCAAAGTCTTTTGCAATGCTTGAACCATCTTTCAATTTGGTATTCAGCTTGCCAATTTCTGTATATTTATCGCGTAAAGAATTGATTTCCTCTTCACTTAAACCCAAACCCTGATCAGCCAATTCATTCAGTGTTTTTTGCAATGTAATTTCTACATTGTGTGCAGCTATTTTTTCATCCTGGGCTTTTTTAGAAAGGTCTTGGATTGACAACTGGAATGTCAGGTCTTCATTTTCTTGCTGAATACCCTCAAGTATTTTGTCGTATGAGTCTTCTGCCTGCTGACGCTGCTCCTGTAGCTTGCGCTCAGTATCGAGTTGCTCATTAGTAAGCTCTATTTCAGTTTCAAGAGCGCGGGCATCACCTTCATTGAATACCTGAAGGTCTTGCATATATCTGACTTGTTCAGCTAGGCCTGCAAGCTGCTCCTGCTGCCAAGGTAACAGATCAGAGAAACGGCCTGCTTGAATATCACGAAGTGTCTGCTCAGCTTGTGAAAGCTGATTTGTACCCTCTATGATTTTTGTAAATTCACCGTATAGTTTTGAATACTCTGTTACTGCTTCTTTAGCAGTTTCAACAGTATCTTTTTTTCCTTTACTACTGCCAGTAGGATTGATAATTCCATCAACTACACCTGAATCTGTTTTTTTAGATTTTGGCTTTTCTGAAGCAGGCTGGTCGATACCAAGTTCCCGTTTAAGGTTATTAGCCTCTTTTGCCAGGTACTGAATATCGAGTTCTATCTTCTTACGATCAATAAAGCTTAATGGTGCAGATCCATTAATATCATTTCTTAATTTAGTGGCAAGTTCAGTAATTTCATTTGGGATAGCTTGCATAGCGCGTTTACGCTTATTCTCGGCATCACTTCCAAATAATGCATTCTTGCCAAGCGTCCCCAAGCCCATGAAAAATGACTTCATCAGACCGCCTTCGGTATAGGCGTCTTTCATTGCTTTGATGATGTCATTTAAGGAAGGTAATACCTCCGTAGCAAGCTTGGTTCCAAACCCGCCTGCTGATACCTTCAGTGCATCAAACTGATCATTGAATTCCTGAGCTTGCTTAACGCCTTCTTCAGTAACGCCAGCATACTCCCGGCCCTTATTAATCTGGTCACGTAATGCTTCACTTCCCTGCAATAGGGCAGGCATTAATTCAGAATAACTTTTATCTAGAATTTTATTGGCAAGTGATGCCCGCTGATATGGGTTCTCAATATTTGTGAGTATTTCAGATAGCTGGATAAATGCTTCAGCAGGGTCTTTAGCGGTAATGCCAAGTTTCTTTGCAGCATCACCATTCTCAGCCATATAAATGGATAATTTATTTAATCCCTTACCGAGTGCTTCCAGTGATGTATCAGATTGTGATGCAACCAGCTGGAACCCGGATAAAGTAGATGCTGCAACACCAGTACGGTCACTGAGGTCACCAAGCATATCCAGAGTATCGATACCGCCTTTAAGAAATGCAGTAAACGTTGCTGCACCAAGCAATGGAGCAAGACGGCCTATGACACCATTTAAAGTTGAGCTTGAAGCTTCAAGACTGCTTAGCCCATTCTTTACTGATGCAAATGCAACCTTAGTATTATCAACGGCACTGATGATGATTTTTGGTTGATCAGCCATGACTTAAAACCTCAAGTGCCGCATTTTGCATAGTAATGATGTCGGTTAACATTTCTTTGCGATTTGTTACCCCCATCATTTCCATCACTACTCCCAATGCTAATTTATCAATTGATTTATACTTGCCTTGTGGTGTCTGCTTCCAGTCATCTTCACATGCGCAGAACACTTGCAAGGCCAGCAGATTCATGTCCCATATTTCAAAATATGGCTGTAACTCTATTTCTGGTGCGAGGCCAAAAGCTTTTAATGCATCTACTTTTTCCTGCTCTTCATCTTGGCCGCCGTTTGCCCACCATCTGGCGGCGGCCTCTAGTTTTTTCGGCGGGCCC